TCAATGAGAAGGGTTGGCTAGTTGCCCATGAGAATGACTATGGACTCACTACCTTTAGCAAGCCCATGAAACAGTTTAGCAAGAGTCGCCGCACATTCAAACAGATAGGTGAATATGATGAGCAAGACGGTTGATGTTGATTGCAGTGCTTGGCTCTCGGTGGACGGTGTTGAAACAAGTTGCTATTTTGGAGACGCCTGTGAGCCGTTTGTTGTAAGTACCGAGTCACTTGAAGACTTAATTGATAAAGAACTTTTTGCACATACCGTTAATGGTGTTCTCCCTCCACGAGAAATTGACTCAGTACATGAGTTTCTAACAACATTGTTAAATGCATGTAAATACGCAGAAAAGCGTATTAAGGAGCTGACCCCGAGTGATTGAACCAAAAGAGTACCGTAAAGACTTCGGCTTTACAAATAAGGGAAATTTCGTCAAGTATCTCAAAGCAAAAGACATTGTGATGCCTAACTGGACTCTCATTGAAAAGCGAGATGAGAGAATTGTATCGGTCTTTTCGCATATACAAAAGAAATTATTGGTTCAATCAGGGCTTGACATTCAGAGTATTGTAGAGTATACTCGGGACACAATTAGAAATAACAACATTCTTTATTCGCTTAACAATCACGGTAGAGCGATTGAGGATGTGTACCATACTTGGATGCAGGGTTATATTGCTGAACTCGTATTCACGCCTCTGATTGAGAGTTTACTGTCAGTGAATGATATTGCACGAAACGGTGGTGATGATCTCACTGACCCGAGTATGTTTAAACGAAAGGCTGATGCAGACTTGCGTAGTGATAAGGGTAGATATCTTATTGATGTGCAAGCAGGATTTGGTGATACGAAAGGATATGATATCAAGTATCACAAGGTAAAAGAAGCATTGAGTAAAAAGGATTGGAAGAGTTATGTATTCTTTGCTGATTGTGTTAATGGACAGTATCATTTGCAGAATCTAAATGCATTAGACGAGGCAGTGTTCTTACCGAATCCTAGATGGGAAGGGCAACTGTGTCATACAATAAGCAATAAAGCGTTTAAGTCATTTTTAGGAGATTAATTATGGCATCTTATAAAGTAAGTCCCAAGTACAAGAAGTCTGTTGAAGAGGTTGAATTCTTCAAGAATGACAAAGGAGAGCGAATCTCTTGTGCTGTTCTTTGGAGAAGTGGTGAGTATATCATTCACCCCAAAAACGAAGAAGAAGAGCAAATGTTGCAGAACTTGGATGACGCATTTGTCTTTGAAGTCACAGCCTTTGAAGATTGGGAGCTTGATAGTACTTGGGACGGTTGTTCAGAAGACATCTCCTATCATGGTGTGGAAGATGAAGAACGGGTTGCACTCATGGAAGAATATTATGAAGAGAACGGATTCTGGGATATGTGTGACGAATTCGGTTTTGAGTCAGAAGACTGTGAAATCTTTATTCACAATGGTGTTGAAGTTGAAACATGGGAAGGCTATAATACCAATTTGTAAAAAAACATCTTGACATTCTCATATGAGTTTGTTATAATGTGCGCTGTAATGTACTAAACATTACTTTTTTATCATTAATGAAATGAAAGGAAATATATTATGACTGAAGTTGTAAACTTTACTAAAACTCAGCGAGTCCTTCAGGCGTTTCAGTCTGGTGAGGAACTGTCTGCTAGCCAACTAACTGCACGATTTGGTGTTAAGAATCCTCGGGCACTCGTTTCTAGCCTGCGTATGCAGGGTTATCCGATCTACCTCAACGAAGGTACCCGTGATACTCGTGGTCGAGTCCGTACTTCTAAGTATCGTCTTGGCACCGCGAGCCGCGCAGTGATTGCCGCGGGCTATCAAGCCCTCGCTTCTCAAAATAGCTAATGCAACATTAGTCTATAAGGAAGGGGGAGTCGCAATGCTCCCCCTTTTTTTTAGGAGAAAATATGGATAAGTGGCAAGACGCACACATGAAAGTCGCTGAAGTTTATGCGAGTCTTTCTTCTGCCGTTAGACTTAAAGTAGGCTGTGTTATTGTAAAAGACAAACGAATTATCAGCATCGGTTACAATGGCATGCCGAGTGGTTGGGACAATACATGCGAGAATAAAATCAAATGGCCCAACGGTGATGTTCGCTTTACAGAAACAAAGCCCGAAGTCTTACATGCAGAGACTAATGCGATTGCTAAACTTGCTAGGTCTTCTGAGAGCGGTGAAGGAGCTGAATTGTATTGCACCCATGCACCCTGTCTAGACTGTGCTAAGTTAATTTATCAGTCAGGTATTGAGATGGTTTACTATAAACACCCCTATAAAAAAGATGACGGTCTTTCTTTTCTAAGAATGGGTGGTGTAGGAGTGATTAGACTTGAAGATTAGTGTGGTAAGTGGAGGGTTTGATCCTATACATTCGGGACATGTACACTTACTAAAGAATGCTAAATTGCTAGGCGACAAGTTAGTCGTGTTGCTTAACAGTGACGAATGGCTTACTCGCAAAAAAGGTAAACCATTTATGTGTTTCAAAGAGCGCAATGCTATAATTGAAAATATGAAAATGGTGGACCTAGTCGTAGCAGTAGATGATGCTGATGACTCTGTTACTAAAGGACTGCAAGAAGTAAAAGATATATTTGGTAATCAACACGAATATATCTTTTGTAATGGTGGCGACAGAACCAAGTATAATATCCCTGAAATGGCAGTTGATGGTTATGAATTTGTTTTTTCAGTAGGCGGAAAAAAAGAAAACAGCAGTAGTAAGATTTTGAGAGAATGGTCTTACCCTATGGAGAAAAGAGTGTGGGGTAAAATATCAGAACTTTTTCAGGACGATGCTGTTAAAGTAAAGGAGCTAGTAATTGAGCCAGGTAAGGGTATCAGTTATCAGCGACATTTTAAGCGAAGTGAAATATGGTTCGTTAGTAAAGGTACTCTGAATATAAAACATGCGGTTAGACATCATACAGCATATCGCATACACACATTAAAAAAGGATGATGTGTTTACAGTACGACAGGGAGATTGGCATCAAGCCTACAATACCAGCGACTCTCCTTGCCATATTATAGAAATACAGTTTGGAAGTGAAACCAACGAAGAAGATATTGAAAGAATAGGATATTACAGAAATGATTTTTAGTTGACCCTAACAATATTACCTGATGTTGTTGCATTCGCTGGAACTTTGTCTGTCACAACTATTCTACCTGCACTGTCTCCTCTACTAGGAGACTTGCTGTAGATTTTAGGAACATTCTTGTTATCTTTTGCATCAGGATCAAATACTTGATCCTCTCTTCTTGCTCTTAGACGAAAATACAAATCATGGCTTTTTGCATACGCCTTAGCTTCATAAAAATTTCCGTTTCTAAATTCTAATACATTTTTGTTTTGGTCGTATGAAGAAGAAGGCGACATGCTTCCAATATACATGTAGTCAATAGGACCACCCATGTCTTTGTTCCCTACTACAATCTTTTCTTTATAGCTGACAGATATCTTACCATATACATCAGGTACTTTATCACCAGGAGAAATCTTTTTAATTAGGTGATTATATACTGCTTTCATAAATCTATCTGCTAGACCTGGCACTGCCAAGTTTATGCCTTTCAGACCACCACCCGCAAGAGATGGAGCAGATTCACCCTTCATAGAAATTCCTACTGTTTTCTTGTTGTGCAGGACAAGATTGACATCAATATAAGGCTCGGAACCAGATACTTGTCGTCCCTGGAACTTTTCGGCTTTCACAACATTGGCAACGGTAACTCCGCCAGCTTTCACACTGATAGCTACACCGTTTTTCTTTACTGCATCGTTTATATCCTTAACGAATTTATTTTCTTGTCTTTCTGCGGATGAACCTGCCATATTTCATTGTCCTGCTAGTGGATTGGCTAGTGCTTCTTCAATCTGTGTTGTGATAGATTTTCTTATGTCAAGCAATTCTTTGTTTGTACCTACTTCTAATTCGTACAGTCTTCTTCCAGTATCTCTAAGATCAACAAAAACACTGTTTAAATCACCGTCTATTCTATTTATGCTTTCTTGCATAATGGTACGAGAATTGGTAAAACTTTCATTTTGTGCTGAAATTTGCGTTTCTAATGCATCGATTGTTTGTCTTTGTGCGCTTATTGTTGTGTTTTGAGAAGCAACTGTCTCAGTGAGTACAGCAATCTCCTGTTCTATGCCAGATAAGTCTGGAGCAACATATGCAGATATTTGCTCTTTCATATCCATGTAGTCTTTGTAGACTTCAAATCCTCCGTAGAGTGCGCCTACTGTTGAGGATAGTGCCATAACAATGGCAAGCATTTTGCCTCCCTTGAATTTGACTCCCCCAATTTCTAACTCAGTCATCGTATTGGCTCCTTATGAGTTGATACATGCTTCCTTGACTTGTGGAAAACATGTTGTAGTGTGTTCTGAAGTTGTCTCTTAATACAACTCCTTCATATATTTTTTCTTCATTGTAAAACTGTTTGTTATTTGTATATGCAGTATCATAGTACTGCCCAATATCTGTTCCTGATGCGAGAGTTGCAAGCATAGCAGTCTGACCTATAGCCGCTTTGTTGGACTCTTCTTTGTTCTTTTCTGCTATTGCCTCTGCCATTCTTTCTGCAAGGCTCTTTTCTTCTACTGCTTCCTCTTGCATTGACGGCATTTCCATTGGAATAATTGCAAATCCTATAGGCGCCGCGTCACCAAGTGCTAAATTTTCTTGCACATTTTGTTCAGTTGAAGCATCTAAACTATCTTGAGAATCACTTTCTGAACTTTCTGACTGGGATTCCCCTGTCATAGAGAAAAATAACTCGGTGTCGCTTGAAAAAATGTCTCCTGCTATAGAGTTTGCACTGTTTTCTTCAATAGAACCAGATATTACACTAGAATTTTCACCATTTTCTGCAATTGATGTAGAATTTTCACCATTTTCTTGCGTTCCTAGCATATTTTGATCGCTATCAGACGAATTTTGCGCTTCATTTTGCGCTTTTTCTTCTAAATTAGACACCAAATCGTTTGCCATTGTGATTGAAAGTGAAATTGCAAGACTATTATTGCTTCTTGTGGCAGTTGGCTCGCTGATTTCTTCATTTATAGGGCTTTCTTCTAATTCTTCTAACATTGCAATCTCTTCTTCAGCAAGAATTTCTTCTTCCATGACATCAATCACTTCCAAATCTTCTAAAATTGCAATTTCTTCTTCAATTGGATCCATCGCTTCTGCTGTTGTGTATATTTCATCGACATATTCATCGGACATGTACATATTTTCTTCAAATGTACTCATGTCTTCTTCCATAGGCGTAAATTCTTCTTCAGCAAAAGATGTATCATATAATGTACTTTGTGTATTATATGAATCATTTTCTACATTGTTTAGAATTGTTTCTTCTATTGCTAATAATGCCGATTCTGTTGCATAGTTAGGGCAAGAGGGTGATGATAGAGGGTCTAACTGGCACTGTTGGTCAAGATATGCTTCAGCGTAGCCAGGACAACTACTATCATACAAAGAATCAAGTGAACACTGCTGGTCTAAGTACGCTTGAGCGTAGCCAGGGCATCCTGAATCATATAAAGCATCCGCAGAACATTGTTGGTCGTAATATGCTTCAGCATAACCAGGACAGCCAGAGTCATATAAAGCATCCGCAGAACATTGTTGATCGTAATACGCCTCTTCATATCCCTCACACGATGTATCGTTTAATGGGTTACTACAATCTGGACCAGCGTCTATTGCTCCATACCCTTCATCGTCTCCATACCATGCTCTACCACCGTATAATGTTTGGCTGTGGAAATCAATATCAAATTCAGTCATGCCGCCTTGAGCATACATCAATTCGTTTACTTCAACATAATTGCCTGAACTGTCAGTTTTTTCTGTGTCACCCGTAAAACCAATCCATACACTGTGTTGAGTAATGTCAACCTCATCGTATATAAAGTCAAAAGAACCACCACTGTAAAGGTCTACTTGAAAAGTATTTGTATTAGATGTTCCATATTCTATTACATTATACCAAAGAAAAGATGAGTGTTGATTATCTGTCTTGTAATAGTATCCGGCTTCTCCGCTCCCATCTGGGTCTCTTAAATCAGTCCAAAGAGGAGCCAGCATGTATGAGAAATAACCGTTTCCACTGGGGTTGTAGCCAGAACAACATCCTTGGTTCCAAGTGTTAGGGTTGCCAAACTGGCTAACAGGATCATAGAATAATAGAAATCCGTTACTGGACATCCATGCATCGGTGAATACGCCTCCCATATATGGAAAGCCATGTCCAAGTTGAACATGTGCGGTGCTGTCATCGACACCGGGCATCACTTGTGTCATTCCTTCAGGATTCAACATATCAGCTTGCCCGTATGTAGGCACGGGCAACATGAATGCAAATGCAAGGCAAAATGCGGCGAATATAATTATTCGACAGAGCGACTTATCTAAATTGTCCATTAGTCACAGATTTCTTCGTCAGGATATTCCTCACAAAAATCAGCTTTTGTCCAAGCACGATATTCTATGTCATCATTGGATTGTAGTGTAGTTACTCTGGGTCTCACACCTTCAGGTAAATCTTCAGGATTGTTATCCCATCTTGCTGAGGCTTCTTCGCCTATTGCTCCCTCGAACGGACAAGGAGTACCAGCCATTCTCATGGCATTCCAAACTCTTTCATCTTGGCACATGAGAGACACAGCGGCAACCTTCATTCCCATATCATAAAGAGTTTTACTTAATTTAATTCTTTCACAGTTTTCATCTCTCACTGCCTTACCACCCGACACACCAAATATTTGTGTCTGTACTGCGCCACTGATACCTGTTGTACATAGGTCTTGAGAGTAAGAACTTCCTATACTAGGTGCAATTGCACTGGGAGGGGGAGACTTAATTGTAGTCTCTGATCGATTGATGTTTTCGTTTCTGTTTGTATTCTCATTTGAAGTTGTTACATTGGAATCAGACCTAGATTCGCTGAAGTTGTTGTTAGTATTATTATTAGTATTGTTTGATGTACTAGTATTGGTATTGTTACTTGTAGTGTTGTTATTAATATTCTGATTCACATTTGAATTAGAATTGGTTGTGCTATTAATAGTTGTGTTGTTCACATTGTTGTTATTGTTGTTATTTGTATTGTTACTACTAATAACTGTGTTGTTATTATTGGTATTGGTACTTACATTGGTGTTGAAGTTGTTATTGGTATTGGTACTTACATTGGTGTTGAAGTTGTTATTGGTATTGGTGCTGGTACTTGTATTCACATTGGTGTTTGTGTTAAGATTAGTGTTGGTATTTGTAGAGGTACTGGTAGAGTCTACCGTACTTGTTGTAGTAGTGTTATTATTAATATTTGTGGTCGAATCACTTGAATCTTGGGCAAATGCCGGAAGACTCAAGATAACAAAGCATAACGAAAGAAGTGACTTATTCATCTTCTCTCCTAGCTTGCGATTGTAAAGAACCAAATGATCAAAAAAAGATTGACATTTGGCTTAGGACTAACTATACTGTAACTTATTTATAAGAAGGAGATTCTGCTTTGGGATTAATTTATACCTATAATCGCAGTAAGCGAAAAAAGTCTAAGAAAAAAAATGTTGAGGTTTATGCGAAATATAAACCCAAAAAGTTTACTCCCTTGCCTATCATGGAAACCCCTTACCGAAGAGAAACTCCTCACTACCCCAGTGTTGAAACTAATTCGCCTGTAGTCTGTGCTAGACCCGAAAGACAACAGTATACAGGAACACTAGTTAAAGGAATTGCTACAATGCACAAATCTAATGCTGTTCCTATCATTGACGAACAACAGGCTAAAGACATCTCCCGTATGCGAAGATAAATAGTCTTTTTAATATGGAAGGAGATTATGGAAGTTGAAGAGAAAAACTTTAACAGTCATGCTTATGTCAATATTTTTCTGGGCATGGCCCGTAAGACTTATAACTAAAAAGAACAACTGCTATTTCTGGACACTGGAGCAACTCATAATGCACGGCGGCAGTGCAGAGTGGTATCCATCTAAACGATGGGCTGGTTATCATGTAGTTTGGGTAAGACCTGATGGGCAAAAGTTTGAATATACACTTCCACGAATGGCTAAAAATACTCCATGGTGGGGACTTTTGTTTTATACTGGTGAAGTTAGACGCTTCAGGTCCTTCAGGAAAGACCAATGAATCTACCTTACTATCTTTTAGCTGGTCAGTTAGTTGCTATGACCAGTGTTTTCACAATGATACCCTATGCGACTCCTTTTGAGTGGCTTATAACTCTTATTGTCTATTTTTGTATTATGACATTTGGCATCTCAATGGGATATCATAGATATTTTTCTCATAAGATGTTCAAGTGTCCTGTTTGGTTTGAATATGTTATGTTGTTTTTTGCACATCTAATGATGGTAGGTCCTGTAATTGTTTGGGTTGCGAATCATAGGCAACATCATAGATTTACTGACACAGAAAATGATCCACATTCACCTAAACATAAAGGATATTTTTATTCTTACTTCTTACAAGTTATAACGAAGATAGAGTTTAAATATGTTAGAGACTTGTTAAAAGTAAATAGATATAGAATGCAAGTTAAATACTACTGGCATGTACTGTTTGCTTGGGCAGGCGTTTTACTATTAATTGACCCTTTTGCAATCGTTTATGCTTGGCTAGCACCTGCAGGTCTTGCAAAGATTATAGGATCGCTTGTATTTTCTTACTCGCATCGTAGTGGTGAACCTCACGATGACTGGTTAGTGGGAATGCTTACATTTGGCGAAGGCTTTCATAGACAACACCATGACAAACCTTCTAAAGTAGTTTGGCACAATCATGACATAACAGGAATGATGATAAAGGCAATAGACAGAAATGTTAAAACATAAAAAATTTGAATATCCAGCAATTGCAGAGTTGCCAATTGAGCCTGATCTAAATTTGATTCGAGAATTTATGAATGCTCACCAAGACAAGTGGCAAGATAATTATAAAGCACATGAAGGACTATGTACTGCTAACGGAAAACTGGCAGATGTGAGCTATGGTAGTGTGGATCACATTACATTGACTGCACCTAACTTCAAAGCAGACGATGCACCGAAGACAGATTCGTTTGATGAGTTTAGTGCAAAAAATAAAATACGAAAGGATAACATACACCCATATATGGATGAGTATAACTGGTCTACTCCTTTGGACTTTTACAAAGACTCAGACCTACATAAACACTTGACTTCTCTTTTTAAATCATCTATAATTAGAGTAAGAATTTCTCGCTCTCAACCAGGATTTGAGTTGCCTCCACATATAGATTATAATACGACTTATGCAGTCAGATTCATTATTCCTATACAGGGTAACACAGGCGTAATAAACAAGTTTTGGTATAAGGGCGAAGAAATAGAGTATGAGATGAAAGAAGGTAGGGCATACTTTCTTAATGTTGGATACAAACACGCCGTCTATCATAATGGTAGTGAGCCTAGATACTATTTGTTAGGCACTCTTGGCGGACAAGAGGATATAGAATGTTTGAGGTTAGAGAATATCACTGGACAATGAGATGTGCTGTCGAGGACTTTCGACAAAAAACAGTTTTAGAAGGTAACGATGCTCTCCCACTGCACAAATATAATCCAGACTTTTTAGATGGTCAAAGTTTTTATGTTGTGGGAGAAAATGAGATAGCATCTCTTGCAGTATTAGAGCAAGACCATTATGCTACAGAAGATGACAGAGTTTTAAGAGCATGTAGATTTCATACTTTAAAAAAATATCGCAATCATGCTTTAGGAACTAAGTTGCTTCTGCCGTCTATGATTGAGTGGGCATCAAAGCGTGATTATGATTGTGTCTATTGGACACATGATGTTAATAACCGAGCATTGAATGCAATATATCAAAAGAAAAAGAATCCAGGACATTATAGTCATTTAAAAGATGACAAGTTTTGGAACAAATTACAATTTGATGATAGATGGTTATTTCAAGTAGATCCTAAAAGTGATTTGTTGCAGTATGTGTATTATATACCATTAAAAGATAACTATAAAATGAAACCTAAAAAATGCGTGGTGTGGAATGAATATAAAACCTGAAACATTAGAAAGTTGGATTAAATTTATTAGATTTCACTCTGATTTGGCTGAATCATATATGGATTGTTTTTGGCTGAGTCAATTAAAAAGCAAAGAACATTTGTTAGATGCATTAGATGAAATAGCGACTTGCAATCGTGACCCTAATTTAGGAAATGTTTTTATCTTCGGTGGTTGGTATGGCGTAACCTCTCAACTTATAATGGATTCTCTTGATTTTACATATGAGTCTATACACAGCATTGATATTAATCCTGTTTGTTCTTGGGTCTTTAGTGATGTTATAAAAGCTCCTAACACCTATGCTGTAACTGCTAATTGTGCTGATTACAAATACCCTCGACCTCCTAATATTGTTATCAATACTGTAACGGAGCACCTTACACAATCAGATTATGACTCTTGGTGGAATAACATTCCTATAGGAACAGAATTCATTTTGCAGGGCAACGATTATTTTGAGCATCATCAACACATTAGATGTGCTAAAAATATGGATGAATTTTTAGCTATAAATAAAGTTACAGAATATCACGACAAACTAACTTGGTCTTTTTCTGGGCCTGATGATAAATTATATAATCGCTTTATGGTATGGGGCAGTAAATGAATGAAGAGATAATGACAAGAGCCTTTGCGCTCCGTGATAAAATGGACACGGAAATCAGTCCTACTTTCTGTCTCGCTAAATGGCATCACACACAATTATATTTACAAACAGGAATGACACATTCTTGTTATCATCCTGCACCACATAAAATTCCTCTTCTAAATTTAGATGACAATCCAGCACAACTGCACAATACACCACATAAAAAAGAAGAACGAAAACAAATGCTCAATGGTGAGAAGTGTGTTGGGTGTAAGTATTGTTGGAATGTTGAAGAGCTGGGAAGAGACTATGTATCAGATCGTGTAATTCGTTCAGGTAGTTTGTACACACCTGAAAGAGTGGAAGAAATTAAAACTAAGCCGTGGGACTTTGATGTAAACCCAGACTACATTGAAATTTCATTTAGCAATGAATGCAACTTTAAGTGCGGGTATTGTCACCCTAATTCTTCAAGTAGATTGGCGCAGGAAGTTAAAAAGTTTGGTCCGTACGACATGGTGAAAAATCACACTTTACAAACTGATCCTAAAGATATTATTCCTCTAGAAGAACAAAATCCTTATGTTGATGCATTTTGGAAGTGGTGGCCCGAGCTTTCTAAAACTCTGAATATTCTTCGTATCACAGGCGGAGAACCTCTGTTACACAAATCAACATATAGGGTGTTTGAAGAATTGAAACAAAACCCCAAACCTCATATGGAGATTAATGTAAATACAAACTTAGGCGTTCAAAATCGCCGTGTTGTAAAACTCGCTGAGTCAGTAAATGAATTAAGAAGAGAAAATAAAATTAAAGACTTTGCTTTATATACAAGCATTGATTGTTGGAATAAGAGAGCAGAATATATTCGTACTGGTCTTGATTTAGAATTGTGGGAAAATAATCTTGATACCTATGCAAATATTGCAAAAACTCCCGTGACACTAATGATTACATTTAATGCACTTACGGTTACAACATTTAAATCTTTACTTGAAAAAATACTAGAGTGGAGACAGAAATACCAAGGCATTATTATACCTAGCAGTAATAAACATGATACGGGAAGAACAATTAGATTCGATACTCCTTATCTTAAAGAGCCTCTGCACTACGATATGAATATATTGCCTAAGCCTGAATTCATGCCTTACATGACTGAGTGTTTGTCTTTTATTTTTGAAAATGTAGATGACGATGATCCTACAATGTTTCAAACAATGGAGTATGAGAAGTTTCGCCGTGTACATGATTATATGGAAAACACTTTATACGATGAAGACAAATTAGTTGAAGGCTGGACAGATTTCTACAATTGGTTTAATGAGTACGACCGTAGAAGAAACACAAATTTTTTGGAGACATTCCCAGAATATGAAGATTTTTATAACTGGTGTGGCGGGATTTCTAGGAAGTCATCTCGCTGATAGATTTATTGAGCTAGGGCACAAAGTTGCTGGAAACGATAATCTTATAGGTGGTTACAGAGACAATGTAAATCCACAAGTATTGTTTTATGATGTTGATTGCAGAGATCGAATTCTCATGGCATCTATCATGCAAGGATACGACATTGTTGTACATTGTGCGGCAACTGCACACGAAGGGCTGTCTGTATTCAGTCCCTCTTTTATCACAAAGAATATTTACGAGGCTTCAGTGTCTACAATTTCTGCTAGTATATCAGCAGATGTAAAAAGATTTGTTTTTTGTAGTAGTATGGCTAGATACGGAGAACAAGAAGCCCCCTTCACTGAAGAGATGCCAACTGCACCTGTAGATCCTTATGGTATTGCTAAAGTTGCGGCTGAACAAACTCTAAAGGCTTTATGCGAGGTTCATGGTATGGAATGGAACATTGCTGTTCCTCATAATATCATTGGGCCTAGACAGCGTTATGATGACCCTTACAGAAATGTTTTAAGCATCATGGCTAACAGAAATCTCAGAGGTTTGCCTTCATACATATATGGAGACGGCGAACAACAAAGATGTTTTTCTTATGTAGGCGATTGTATTAATTGTTTAGAGAAACTTGCGCTTGATGAAAGTATCACGCATGAAGTAGTAAATATAGGTCCTGATGAAAATCCAGTGACTATTAATGAGACTGCTAAAATGGTGGCTGATGTATGCGGAGTAAATCACAAACCAATCCATGTGCCTGATAGACCTAAAGAAGTTAAGTATGCAACATGTTCTAGTGACAAAGCTAGAAAAATTTTAGGCTACGAAACAAAGACATCATTGTTAGATGCTATAAAAGAAACAGTTGAATATATTAGAGAAAAAGAACCTAAAGAGTTTGATTATTCATTTGGTCTTGAAATACAAAATGATAAAACTCCGATTACTTGGAACAAAAGATTACTATGAAGCAATTTAATTTGTATTTTGACTCACACCCCTTTCATTATATAGAAGGTGGAAATGACCCCACATTGTTATCAAATCTTATTAATAGTAAAGCCGTTACAAAAGGCGGCAACAATGTATATGGAACTGCGCCTGTTGCAAATGAAGGATGGGAAAATCAATATGGCGTAGAGACTTGTGGTGTAAGAGATGACCACTTTGCTATATGTGTGGGTGTGAGTACAAATCCAGATGATTGGGCTGGCTGGCTGCCTGGGCAAAAACCTTTTACTAGATATTTAACTGAAGTACAAAAAAGACAAATGCAAGCAAGAAAATGTCTTCTTGTTTTAGATTCTTCTTTAGAAGGATATCACGATGAAAAACTTTGGCCCTGGTTTCATCAAGTTATGGCTGAATCAAACCTTCCTATTGATTGTTTAGTTTTTATTACGGGTAACTATATTGCAAGTGAGCAATACGATGCTTGGTGTAAAGAAAATAATATTACTGTCAAGTTAAAGGTTATAGGACATTGTCATTTTGAGAAGGCTGTGGGTTCTAAATTTATTCACGGCTTAGCAGGACCACTATCTGTCAACAAACACATTGATTATAAAGGAAATAACGAAACACTTACTTTTAATGTATTACAAAAAAGACCTAGACTACATAGGTGTTGGTTTTATTCTACATTGAAATATGAGGGATTTTTAACTAAAGGAATTTTCAGTATGCAGAAAATCCCATTTGACCACCCAGATGACTATGAGATTGAGGGTAAAAAATATAGTTATGATTTAGATTTTATTCGGAGTGAACTTCCCTGGGGACCTCGCAATGACGAACACTCTGATTCGTTTTATATTGAGAGATTTAATTATGATGAGTGTTTGAAAACTTGGGTTACGGTTGTGAGTGAAGCATCTTTCTTTGATAGTGACAACACTAGATTTGTAAGTGAAAAAACATTTAAAGCAATTGCATCACGAAGCCCGTTTATAATTTTTGGAAATCGTGGAAGTTTGCAAACATTGAAGGAACTAGGATACAAAACATTTGACCGCTGGTGGGACGAGAGTTATGATGACTTACCTACTTGGGAAAGATATGATGCGATCATTAAAACAATGCATGATATTCATGCTATAGAAGATAAGATGGCTATGTTTTCAGAAATGCGGGAAGTGCTAGATTATAATTTTTACAATTTAATGAAGAACTCTTCGCAGCCTAATGTAAGTTGGAGAGAATTTACTAATTATTACATGGAGTATTTTAATGATGTCGCCTGAAAGATATAGACAGTTGAAAGAAAATTCTAAGAAAGAAAAACTTTTAATTGGAATTGGATGTAGTTTTACTCAGGGACAGGGTTCTCCTTCTGTTGAAGTTTGGGAAAAATTTAACTGGAATATCCCGAACGATCACATTATTCTTGAAGTAGAACATGAAGAAATTGCAGGAAGTTGGGTTAAACAAATATGTGATAATCACATGCCTGATTGGACTCCTATAAATCTAGGCGAAAGAGGATGTGGAAACCGTGCCTCAGCAAAATATCTAACGGCTCTTTATCCTGAACTCAATTTAGAGGATCCTAAAAAAGAAAAGATTGTTGTTTTCATGCTGACTGGAACTGAGAGATATTCGATTGTACATGGTGATTGGGAAGAAAGATTCCATGGTATATTTAGAACTCTTTGGCCCTCACTTGACTCGGATGATGAAGTGTGGAGAGCCTATGCTAACTTTTATAGTGAAAAGGGGACACTGATAGAAAACTACTTTGCAATCAAGGAAGTAAAAGATTGGTGTAAATATAATAACGCAAAACTATTACTTGTATCAGCATTTGATTTTTCATACCATAAAGATTACATGCCTATCTCTTTAAAATCTAAAATAGATGTAAACTTTGATTTAAATTTGTGGCTTCCTGAAGGACATCCCTCAGTTTTTCATATGCTACTAGATAAAGATGGTTTTGGATATAATATTCAAAATGGTGGTTACTGGTCAGAACTAAATTACTCAGAAAAATATCCTAAAGGCACTGAACATGTAAGTAGATGTTGTCATCCTAATTTAAAGGGGCATGCCGTTATTGCTGAAAAAATGTTTGAGGAACTTAATCGTAGAGAATTTTTTGATTCTCTATAAATCTATTTACCATATTACGATTGTTAGAACAAGGCCATTCTGCCAATCGTGTGATTTCTTTCAAATCATCTAGAGTGTATTGATTTATTTGATCTATTGTTTTGAATATTGCATCCATTCTTTTAGTATGATTTTCAATTTTATCATAACTCTCGTCCCAAAAAGTTGCAAAGGTATAGAAACCAAACTTCCTTAAATATTCCAGGGTGTAAGGAGGAGCAACTAGTACAAAAGGCAGTCTACATCTCATAGCATCAAATGTTTTTTCACTAAAATAAGCAGTGGGTTGCCCATATCTGGTTTCATTTACAATAGCAACACAGGATTCAGACATTGCAGTTATAAGGTCCGCTGGCTGTTCTACTTCTACATCAGGCGCCCTTCCAGCGTGGGTCAATGAAGAGATAGGGAGTGTCTCCTTTACATCAATCAGATTGGGTTTTAGACTCTTGTATTTTTCATGAATTTGAGGTAATTTTTCATGCTCATACCATGCAACCGACTCTAACGGAACTTTCATTTCAAAGGGCCATGTATAGTATGAATCTTTTTCCCGAAGATACGCACTCGTCAATAGTCTATGCATTGCAAATCTTTTGTTTGTGCAAACAAATTTTTTCTTTTTAGGAATATCATCAGGGTATATTCCCTGTTGACCTACTTGTCGAATAAAAGTATCAAAACAAGCTAAATTCAAATTCTTGTAGATGTGTTTGAAGTGTTTGTTGATGTTGTAGTCAGAAGTGTAAACATGTATTACAATGTCATGTTTTTTTTGTAGAGCAGAGAGACAATCTAATTCTATAGAACGAAGATTTGCATTTTCTTCCCATACATCTTCATGGTAAAAATAGCAAGATTTTTTTTCTTTGTTTATATTATAGTAAGTGCTAGGCTCATATAGATAAAAATCAATATCTTCTAAAACCGAAAAATCTATTCCTGTTTCTTCAAGTGGTATTTTGTCTAAGCCAGTGTAAATAAAGACTGGTTTAATATCTGAAAAGTGATTAAAGAATCCTTTATCACGAAAATTTTCAAAGAAGCCTGTATGGTCTTCGTGACCAGGGACATTCCAATAATATAGAGTTTGTTCAAAGTGCATCACATCTGCCCTGTTATCTGTAAAGTATATCTATCTTCAATTCCAATATTGCTTGCGGCATGAGGAGTATCTCCTTGCCACATTACAAACTCGCCTGCTCTCCAATTTACGATGGCTTCACCATCAATTTCAAAGTAATGCCCAGGTTTCCAATCTTCTAAGAAAATCACTGCTCTATGTACATCTTTGGGCTGTGTTCCGTATATTTCACAATATTTTTTGAAGTGGTCACTATGAGTCGGCATGATGTCTAGAGTCTGCATTTTATAGAACACATAACCACAGCGAAATAATTTTAAAGTGTATGCAACAGAGAGAGTCCAATCAGGCATATCGTTAGGATAGCCATACATAGCACCATAAGTTTTGTCATGATAATATCCTTGCAATAGCCAATCTTCGGCTTGTTTGCCTACAATAGGATCTTCTTTATAATCAAATTTTTTGTAATCATCATTCCAAGTTACTGGAACTTTTCCTCTAATCACCATTTCTCACAATATCCAATGTCACACAATGATGTCCACCGCCCAATGTTCGGCTGTGTCGTAAATCGACTGTATTTACTTTTACATTGTATTTATCAAGTTTGTCAATGAGTACTTTTTGCTTAGGATCACACATAACAGTTTCTGGATTTACTGCTAAAAAGTTTAGCCCTATATAATTGCTGGCGTAAGGATAAGAATCAAAAGGTTGTTCAGCTAAGTCTTCTTTTCCTAACCATATAATATCCCAATTTTTAAATACTTCGGGTGCTTTCTTCACTCTGTCTTTGTTTATCACAACAAGCCCTTCTCTGACAGGACTTATCGTGCTATCAATGTGAACCCCACTGTAAATATCATCCAGCACATGTACGGTGTAATCTTTTCCTAAGGTTTCTTGTAACCATTTTGCTCCTTCAATGTTGCCGCTTGAACTTACAAGATACAATAAATCTTTTCCCAGCCTACATACATTTGCGGCATCAAATTTTGCTTTCGGATTATCACATGTTATAATTTCATTGTCAAATGCATATTTTAGCGCATCTATTTCTTTCTTTCTAGTAGGAAAAATCATTGGTGCATCAATTACTCTGTCACCAACAATTAATATTCGATCTCTTGGGCAGTAGTTGTACATGCCATCAAAAGAGGCAAATTTTAACGGTTCAGGTTTCCAGACTGTAGCGTATGCCATTAAACGAACTCCCATCATCCATAAGTCCTGATTTGCTTCTCTTATAATTTTATCTGACACAGGTCCTGAAGGAACAGGTGTATCTGTCCAAGCAGTTGTTTCTTCGGTTTTTCTATAGATGGGGCAGTTTACGGGCCAGTGTGCATTGCTTGCATCACCAACGAAAACATGCTTTAGTGGATCCCATTCATTATTCGTATATGCGTACATTTCTTAAATCAGGATATTTCACAGTTTGACATTGATTTTCTGCATATCTTAATAACTGAATTCCTTTTTCTGCTTCTTCAATTGTCGGTTTATAATGATATCCTACTTTAAAGTGTATTTGATCTTGCCATGGAGAAATAGTCAAGTCTCTTCCATCATAACACATTTGTTTCAAGTCTTTATATGCTTGAAGATTGTCAGTTAAAATCGCACCGCCTCTACCAATCTGTAAAGGCTTACTATGACCAAAACTTAAACATTGAAAACTTCTAGGGCGGTACATGTCTCTTTCAAGTCTTCTTGCACTATCCCAAATATCGGTATAAGCAAATCTATATTCACCAATCCAGTCTTGACTTTTTTCATTTAACCATGTATACTTTATACCTAGTTTATGCATTACCATGGGAACACTAAGATAGGTAAAGGGAGTAAAAGCAGTACTCTTTACCTTGTTATAAATAAAACACAATTCAAGTGCATGGGTACAGCAGTCCGTCATTATACAGTACGGCGCACCCGTGAATTGAGCGAGTTTGTGTTCAAATTCGTAAATTACATCAAACATATGATTTATATATAAAGGCTGCTATAATATGAAAATTGGATTTATCGGAATTGGTAAGCTAGGTTTACCATGTGCAGAAAAGATTGCTGAAAAAGGTCATACGGTATACGGCTATGATACTGACCCTAATATTCAGACAACACTAGTACAAAAAAAAGAGACAATTGAAGATACTGTAAAAGATTGTCATATTGTGTTTGTGGCTGTCCCCACCCCGCATCACCCTGATTATGACGGTAGCACACCTACACACCATTTACCCCCTAAAGATTTTTCTTATGATGTTGTAAAATCTGTTATCAGTGAAGCAGATTATCATATGAATAAAAATCAAATTCTTGTTCTAATTAGTACGGTTCTTCCTGGAACCGTAAGAAAAGAAATTGTTCCCTATATCTCTAATGCAAAGTTTTTGTACAACCCGTATCTTATTGCTATGGGAACTGTTGCATGGGATATGGTTAATCCTGAAATGGTTATGATAGGAAATGAAACAGGCGAACACGATACCGATGTAGGTGAGTTAATATATTTTTATAATAGCATTATGGAAAACTATCCTAGATATGTTGTTGGTACTTGGGACGAGTGTGAATGTATTAAAGTTTTTTACAACACCTTTATTAGTACAAAATTAGGACTTGTAAACATGATACAAGATGTTGCAGAGAGGCAGGGAAATATTAATGTCGATGTTGTAACTAAAGCCCTAGCAGACAGCACACATAGAATTATGAGTCCAATGTATATGAAAGCAGGTTTTGGTGACGGGGGAGCATGCCATCCTAGAGACAATATTGCTCTTCGTTTTATGTCTGAAGAATTAAATTTGAATTATGATATTTTTGATGCTATAATGAAAGCAAGAGAAATTCAATCTGAGAATATGGCAAAGGCAATATTGAAACATGGACTTAGAGTTTATTTTACCTCAGACTCTTATAAGCCAGGTGTTGAATACACACAGGGTAGCCCTAGTCTTTTAGTACAACACTATGTAAAAATGCATGGGGGAGAAATTGTATCTTCTAATCCCGATGTAATAGTAAGAGTACATGAAATTGATAAAATTCCTCCTGTTACATGTGTTGTATTTGATCCTTGGAGATCATATGTTTCGCCTAATGAAAAGCAAAAGGTAGTACATTATGGAAACACTAGAACCTTCAAATAGAGTTCCTATTTTAGGTCAAAGAGTATATTCTAACTCGTTAATTGTTAGGCATAACTTTCGCAACCTGTCTAGTATCTGGACGCCCGATGATGATAAAGAACGCTATTTAATAAACAAAGAAAGCGGTCTGGTTCCTGAAAGATATTTAGATCCTTCCGTTGTCCGCTACAAGTTTAATTCTCTCGGCTATCGAACTAAAGAGTTTGATGAATTTAAAGATGATGAATTTATGCTGTGTATAGGGTGTAGCTATACTGAAGGGACCGGAATAGCAGAAGAAGACATTTGGCATACTTATGTCGGCGGGAAGTTAGGTTTACCTGTTATGAATTTAGGCTACGGCGGTGCAGGACCTGATGTAGTTGAATTAAATATATTGCAATATTTTAAAGCCGGGTATCCTAAACCTAAAATAGTCTTGGTTCAATGGCCCGGATTTCTTAGAAAAATATTTGTGCCTGAAAGGCATAGACAAGAGCCCTATAGTATACATCCTGTTGTTCCTGCGAGCACCTTTGACACCGAGGGACATCACAGTTACAATATGTTAGAAAAATTAGACAATACTTGGTTGGTGGAAAGATATTACACTTATAAGGAGCTTGCTTATATTGAGTGCTATCGGAACTACACTGCTGTTAATCTTATTTTAAAACAAGCAGGAATACCAACCTTCAATTTTACATTTGGTAACGATTTTGATTTTGAGAACAATATTCTTTTTAATTCTTCTATGCAAATCGAAAATATAACACCAGGTATCACGGAAGAAGAAGATTCACATGATTTAGCTAGAGACTGCGGACATCCTGGTCCTATGTATAATAGAAAAAATGCTGAAAAGATTTTACCTTTTGTAGAGAGGTTATTATCATAATGCGACTGCAACTTGTAAAAGAAAATATCCTATATAGACCTGATTTTAGCAATATAACTGATGAGTGGTATTTTCCTGAAGAAAAAAGAAAGTATGAAAATGATTTAAGCGAGGGTAAGCTAGATCCTATATACCATACTAATACTTTGATGTACAACTATAATTCTATGGGATATAGAACTGCTGAATTTGATACCTTTAAAGATCAAGGCTTTGTGTTAGTCTTCGGTTGTAGTTATACAGAGGGAGTGGGTTTACATGAAGAACATATTTGGCATTCTCATATAACAAAAAATCACAACATTAGAGTTATGAATCTAGGCATAGGTGGAACTGGCTCTGATGCTATACGGTTTAATAGCGCACTTTATTTGGCTAACAAGATGCCTAAACCAAGACTTGTTATATTTCAATGGCCCGGGTTTTATAGAAGACTATTTAGCCAAGCAGAGGACGAATCAGGAAGAAGTATGTTAGCAATTATGCCTACAATAGGATTAGATGATGAAGTTACATCTACATATGAACAACAAGATAGAAAACACATAGCAATGAAAATGGATGAAAAATGGTTTGTAGAAAGGTGGATAGCTTATCCTGATGAAATGAGAAACAGAGTATTTCAGGATATATTGGCTTCAATCACTCTTTTTAGAACTTGGAATGTCCCTGTAATAAGTTTTGCTTGGGACGAATTTAATTTTAAAGAAGAAGATTGTGCAATGAATACATATAAAAATATATTGGATGTAAAATTAATTAATACCAATACGGTTCATGATTTAAGAGCAAGAGATGCATTGCACCCAGGACGAAATGTTCATAAACGAGTATACGATATTATAAAACCCAAGTTGGAGCGATATTTATGAAAAAATTTATTAATCGTATTAAAAAGAAATATCAAGAATGGAAACACAAAAGGCGGGTGAAAAAAAGACTCGCAGAAGTCCGAAAAAAGGATCCGTTTATCTATGATTAGATGGGGTGTATCATGTATGAATCATGATGCATCTTTATGTGTCATGGATGAGTCAAAAATACTTTTTGCTAGCCACGCAGAAAGGTATAGTGGAGTAAAAAATGATGCGAACTTAAATGCAAATATTATTGCAGACGCTTTGATGTTTGGACAACCCAAAGAAATTCATTATTATGAGAACCCTATATTAAAGACTGCTAGAAGATTATATGCAGGGCAGGGATTCAAATTTGACAATGTAAAAAAGGAACTTAAAAAGTTTGGTGTAAAGGCACCAGTTAAGTGGGGCGAGCATCACAAGAGTCATGCCGCGGCAGGATTTTTTACTTCTCCCTTTAACGAAGCGGCTATATTAACCATTGATGCTATAGGCGAGTTTGATACAACCTCTATTTGGTATGGAAACAAAGAGATTCACTCTTTCTTCAAACTACGAAGCAAAAGATACCCTGATTCTTTGGGGCTGTTCTATTCAGCAATGACTGATAGAATAGGTCTTAAAGCAAACGAAGAAGAATACATTTTGATGGGAATGTCAGGGTATGGTAATCCGCAGAAACACTATGCAAGTGTAAAAAATCTTTTGTACTCAAACAAGAATTTTCATCGAGGGTGTAGAGATTTTATGCCCGAGTTAAAAGAAGATGATTATTTCGATTTAGCGGCAACAACCCAATTAATATACGAACAAGAATTTATTGAGTTATTGCATTTAACACGAAGACTTACTGGTCAAAAAAATCTGGTGTTGATGGGCGGGTGTGCGCTGAACTGTTTAGCAAACAGATTTGCGTATGTCTATTTCGATAATGTTTGGATTATGCCTAATCCAGGCGATGCGGGCTCTTCTTTGGGTGCTATACTAGCACACACGCAACAACAAGCAGATTGGGAAAGCCCATACTTAGGTTACAATATACAAGGGGAGTATCCTGTTAATGAATTATTTAACGAACTTAAAACTACAGGCATTGTCGGCGTTGCTAATGGTAAGGCTGAGTTTGGACCCAGAGCATTGGGCAATCGTAGTCTTCTTGCTGACCCTCGTGGTCAACAAATGAAAGATGTAGTAAATAGGATAAAGAAACGACAAGAGTTTAGACCGTTTGCACCCGTTATATTGCAAGAGGATGCACATAAATTTTTCGATGTTGATAAGGACTTTGAGTCTCCCTATATGCAGTATGTTGTGAAATGCAAGCATCCTAAGAAGTATCCTGCTATTGTACATGTTGATGGTACTAGTAGGGTACAGACGGTGACTAAAACGCAACACAGGGGCTTATACGAGCTCCTAACGCTATGGAAAAAGCATACTAAGTGTCCTATGCTATTGAATACAAGCCTTAACATTAAGGGTAAGCCCATAGTAAATAACATTACAGATGCTAAACAATTTGAAGATAGATACCGAGTGAAAGTCTTTTAGACGATAAATAAAAATATGAAAAGCAATCTTATACATTTTCCTAGACCATATTTAAGAACCGCCACTAACGGTTTCAAGATTAACCTGTATACGGAACAAGAAGTAGAAATGACCCTATTTTGTATAAATATTTGGGGTGATATAAAGTTTAAAGTAACTCAAGATGGTTTGCGAGGGCTATCATCTGACTTTGTTTTAACTAGTTTAGAAAGAGGATATTATAGCGGTTTATTGTCTGATGAAGCAAAGCGAGTTATAAATAGCATTATACAGAGTATTGAACCAATTCACTTAAAAAAGGAGCATAGTAAGTAAGTAAACCAGGACCTTTCCATTAACCACAACAAAAGGGTAACTAATGCCTAAACGGAAGTCGAATCTTCAGATTGTACACGATGACTCACAACCAACATTTAACAAAAAACCTGGAGGGTGCAAACTTAGAATAGATGATTTAGTAGTAATTGACCCGATGACTACAAACCAATCACTGTTCTTTCAACAATACAAAAAAGGGTCAGCCTTTCTATTGCACGGTGCGGCAGGAACAGGAAAAACATACATAGCACTATACAAAGCACTTGAAGAAGTGCTTGAAGCTGGAAATCCCTATAAAAAAGTAATCGTTTGTAGGTCAGCCGTCCCTTCCCGAGATATTGGTCACCTTCCTGGAGATCAAGCAGAAAAAACTGAAGTCTACATGCAACCCTATATAAACATGGTAGACGAACTATTCCCCGGCAAACAAAACGCATTTGGTAGATTGCAAGAAGGCAAAAGTCTACAGTGGATGATTACCTCTTTTGTTAGAGGCATCACACTTGATAATGCAATCATAATCGTTGATGAATGCCAAAATATGAATGACATGGAACTCAACTCTATTATGACAAGAGTTGGACATGACAGTAAAGTCATTTTCTGCGGAGATTTCAGGCAGTCTGATCTGTATAAAAACAGAAACGATATGTCAGGATTACAAAAATTTATGGTCATTGCAGAGATGATGCCGTCCTTCAGCATCGTTGAATTTGGTGTCGATGATATTGTCCGTTCAGATTTAGTTAAGGAGTATTTGGTCGCAAGAATGGCATATGAAGAACAATATGCTTGACATTTTCAACTAAAGGTAGTATAATTATATTATGTTTAAACATGTGAAAGAAATAGAAGACTTTGCAACCGATAAGACCGCTCCAGATGGCAGTAGAAAGTACTTTACTGAGTCTGGGGCGGCTTATCCTTCTGTCACTACAGTTTTGGGATACCAAAGCAAAGATTCAATCCTACAATGGCGAAAAAGAGTTGGTGAAGAAGAAGCTAACAAAATAAGTCGCCAAGCATCTACCCGCGGCACAAAGATTCACTTGCTGTGTGAAAACTATCTCGACAATGAAGATGTCGATACAAGCAAACTGTCAATGCTTGATAAAATTATGTGGCAGTCTTTTCAACCGATTTTAAATCGTATTGATAACATACATGCACAAGAGATTGCGTTATACAGCGACCATCTAAGACTTGCTGGTCGAGTTGATTGCATAGCAGAGTTTGACGGTAAGTTAAGTATCATTGACTTCAAGACTTCAAGAAAGCCTAAGAAAAAAGAGTGGATTACAAACTACTTTGCCCAAGCGGCTGCATATTCTATCATGTATGAAGAAAGAACTGGAACTCCTATAAATAGGTCTGTAATTTTAATTGCAGTAGAGGATGAAGAGCCGCAAGTCTTTATTGATAAACGAGATAATTATGTTCATCATTTATTACATGCAAGAGACTTGTATGAATGTGACCACAAATGAAAAAACCAAACTTTTTAACAATAGAACCCACTTCTCAGTGTAATGCCAGATGTCCACAGTGCCCTAGAACACACGATACTACACTTGAGACTGATCCGCATCTTGTAATAGATGAGTGGTCAGCGGAAGAATTAAGAAATTTTGTAAATTCTCCTTGGTGCAGTAATATTATTTCCGCACATATTAACGGCAACTATGGCGATATAGTAATGCACTCACAACCAAAAGAACTTATTGAGGTTTTGCTGGATAAAGATATCTATAGTATCCTCATAAGCACAAACGGAGCCGGTTTGCACAAAACTTTTTGGTCATGGCTAGGCTCACAAAAAAATGTATCTGTAGAATTCGCTATAGAAGGTATCGACCAAAAAACCCACGAAATGTATAGAAGAAAAACACGGCTTGATGTTATTTTGAAAAATGCTAAAGCATTTATTGAGGCAGGCGGTAAAGCGGTATGGTATATGACACTATTTCGTCATAATTATAATCAACTTGACGCGGCTAAAAAAATGGCAGAGGAGTATGGGTTTAAAGAATTCAAACATAGAAACTCAGAAAGATTTGTATTTAAAGACCTCATTGTATCAGACGGCGGGTACAGATTAGAACCTGCACCTGGAGTTCCTATAGGTATCGATGAATCTGATGATTTAGATAATTGGTATCATAATCCGCCGGTTGCTTCTAAACACATGTCTTTGTGGGAAGACATGTTAGTCAAAAGAGAAGGTAAGATAAATTGTCATGCAATCAATAGAGAAAATCATTTGCACAACATATATCTCTCTGCTGATAAAAAACTTTGGCCCTGTTGTTTCATTCCTAATGAAGTTGATTTAGGATACAAGATAGGACAAATGAATGATTGGATTAGACGCTTTTATGTCGAGCGAGGGTTAGATAGAAACTTTAACAGCCTATTGCTTCACACACCCGAAGAAATCATGAAAACTGGATTTCTTGAAGAAGTTATTAAGTGGGATATGGATGTATGTTACCAAAACTGTGCAGGATGTGCTTGACAAATGTGTTTAAAGGATATATTATAAATAATGTATCAGTTGATGAAGCGGACTGAAAGATTGTAGGACGCGGGTGCAATTCCCGCCAGCTCCACCAAAAGCATACTAGGCACGGGCGTACAGTGTCGAAAATAAGACTTCCTAGTGTGCTTTTGATGGGGCTGAACAGGTTCGACTGCGATTGTATAGGACAAGTGGAGACTGATTGACTGGCAAAGTGCCATGTAATAACTGCCAACGATGAGGCATATGCTCTAGCCGCTTAAGGTTAGACGGGGTATGGGTTCCACCTTGTTATCAAACGGGCCTGTTTTAGCCTAAGGAGGTTTTATGAGAATTATTTCATACATACTAACTTTAGCATTAGGGTTCGTAACAGGAACTTTTTTGTTTGAGCAAGAACCCATTATTGAATCAGATAGCATTGTTGTTGATTTTGAACATACCCAGCCTGAAATAATAATCCCCGCATTAGACAGTGAAATAATTTGTTTAGCAAAAAACATTTACTTTGAGGCACGGGGCGAAAGTGTTTTTGGAAAAGTAGCAGTTGCTAGTGTTACTCTCAATCGAGTAGAAAGTCCTAATTTTCCAGACACTATTTGCGGTGTTGTATATCAAGCAAAATTAAGTCAATGGCATCTTGAACAAGGTAGAGAAGTTCCTCTCTTAAATCAGTGCCAGTTTAGTTGGTATTGCGATGGTAAGTCTGATGAGATATATGACCATAAAACCTATGAAAGCATTTACAAGTTAGCTGAACTTGTATATAATATGGATATAGATGTTACTGATGGAGCTACACATTATCATGCGGATTATGTTGAACCTAACTGGTCTAAAAGTATGCCAATGGTAGCAGTTGTAGATACACACATTTTTTATAAGATGAAATAATTATGCTACAGATGTCTCATTATGTTGTTACCGGTGGGTGTGGATTTATAGGATCTCATTTAGTTGAGGCTCTGTTAGCCATGGAATGTTGTGTAACTGTTGTTGATGACAAACGAAATGGAAAGCATGTAATAGATCACCCCTTTGTGCAGTATTTGCATTGTGCGGTAGAAGATGTTAATATCGCAACTGATACCCCTATTGATGGAATAATACATTTAGCAAATACTCCTAGAGTCCGTCTTTCTATGGAAGACCCTAAAGATGCTATTTTAAACAACATAGTTCCTACCGTGGCTGTTTGTGAATGGGCAAGAGAGTATAAGTGTCCATTATATTTTGCACAATCTTCAAGTAGACTTTCTTCAAGTGTCTACTCAAATCCATATACATTTGGAAAAACAATAGCAGAAGAGAATATAAAACTGTATAAAAAATTGTGGGGTATAAAAAGTCATTTGTTATATTTTTATAATGTGTATGGTCCTAGAGAAGCAGACTATGGAGAACATAGTACTGTAATCAGGAGTTTTAAAAATCAAATATTGAAAAATGAACCACTAAGAATATATGGAAGTGGAAGAAAGTCAAGAGATTTTACTTTTGTTTCAGATGCTATAGCGGGTATAGTTAAATTGCTTTTGCTTACTCCCTCAAAGCGTCCTGATTATGTCATGTTGGGTAAGGGCGATCCTAAAACTATTCTTGAAATTGCAAAAGCGTTTGACCACCCTTACATTCATGAATTTGATAAACCCGGTGAAGCAGAAAAAACTTTTTGTGACAAACCATTCATCGAAGGAAAATTTGATGTGATAGATTATATTAAAAAATGGAAAAAATTAAATGCATAAGTTAGTAGTAGATAATGACTTAACTGATAAGTCAAAAGTGACCGATGTGTTTCTTATAACGAAACAATTCAAAACACAGGTTGAGTTTTCTCAGCATATTGAAAAAAAAGCACACAAGACAAATAGTAGTCTAATTGACATTTTGGTTGAATATTGTGTAAAGCAAGAGATTGAAATTGAATCGGTCAAAAAACTAGTCACGCCTTCTCTTAAAGAAAAAATTAAGGTGGAGGCAGAATCTCTTAACTTGATGAAAGAAAAAACAGGTAAACTCCCCTTTTAATATGAGATGCACTGATGGAACCGTTTGAAGTATATCGTTTATATTTGGCACTCAAACTTCACTTCACTACAAAAGAGTATGACATAACAAAAACTAAGGGAGCAGTAAGAGCAAGCGAAAAGGCTTTCTTAAAAAGAAAAGACCTTTTATCTATTCGTAAGATTGCTAGAGACTATACAAGAAAAGAAGCAATA